ATCAAGTATCAAAATCGGAGAAATGGTTGAACCATTAACATGTGAGGAATAGGTTAGAAGAATTAAATAACGGTCCCGGAAACGGGACTCAATACAGTTCGTATACGCGAAATGTATTGATTTAGACCAGTTGTGGGTTGGTATACAAACAAAGATTATGGAACTAGACCGGCTATACGAGAAGTACGGAACAAACAAGCTGTGGCACGGGTACGGTTCCTTTTACTCGAAGTTGTTTGATGCCTCAAAGAACAGCATACAGAACTTTTTGGAGATTGGAATTGATACGGGTGCTTCGCTAAGGAGCTGGAGGGACTATTTTCCCAACGCGACAGTCTATGGTATAGATATCCTGTACCGTGATCCGACAATTCTAGAGGAACCGAGAATAAGGTGTGCACTCGCCGACCAGTCTGATGATGTACAACTCAAAAACACGATGAACACGTGGGGAAATCCGGTATTTGATTCTATTGTAGACGATGGAGGACATACAGTCAAGCAACAGAGGGTGAGCATAGAATACTTCTGGCCATTTCTAAAACCAGGTGGGTATTATATCGTAGAGGATCTACATACCAACATACCAAACATGAAGTTTATCCACCCGCACTTGAATGCCCAGTCTGGCCATATCGATGAAACTCCGACAATTCACGAGAAGATTTATTATACTATGTCGGGATCAAAAGACCAGTTCTCGTTCGGTGTCGCCGATATTGCTGAAATTTACTATTTCAATACCCCCAACAAGCTCAGTCTTTCGTGTGCGTTCAAGAAGACTGAAAACTGATTCTCTCAACAAACAATGCAGCTTTGCGTTGTTGTTGCGAGATACAACGAAGACGTATCATGGACAAAGCAACTACTAAATGTCGTTATCTACAACAAGGGACTTCCTCTTGCCGGTATAATTCAGCTTCCGAATATAGGTCGTGAATCTCATACCTTTTTCAAATACATATGCGATAACTACGAAACCCTTTTCGAATACACTGCCTTTTTACAGGGGCATCCGTTCGACCACTGTCCAGACGTGTTACATCAACTGTCTACCCTAACGTCGACACTGCCGTTTGAATTTAAGTATTTGGCCAAAGATGTGGCTGTGACGAACCCCATGGTAGATGTATTTTATCCTAGACTCAGGATGGTTGAGACATATTTAAAAACGTTTGGATACGCCCCAGATCCTGACATGAAAATAGAGTTTGGTCTTGGAGCACAGTGTATTGTTTCGCGAAACGCAATTCGCAAGCGACCACTATCGTTCTACCAACACATTCTCACTCAGTTCGGTGATTATCATTATAAAAATCTAGATGAATCGGCACGCCTGAATCGTCTTGAACCATGGACATTTGAGCGTTTGATGAAAGAGATCTTCGTAGGAGCGGAGTATTAATACAAACATGCTCATTCAAAAGGAGGAAATACTTAATGAGTGTAAGAAACGGGGTATCCAATTTGTTGGTGCCCTTCATATCGGGGCACATGATTGTGAAGAGCAGAATGTTTACCGTCATTTTGGTATCCCCGATAGTCGGGTTATTTGGATCGATGCACTGCAGGATAAAGTTGAACAGGCAACTCGGAGAGGAGTGTCGAATGTATACCAGGCAGTTATATCCGATAAGGATGATGAAACTGTAACATTTTATCGGACGAACAACGATCAGTCTTCCAGTATTCTTCAGTTTGGGACGCACTCGACGCATTACCCGTGGTGTGTCGTAACAGGACAGACACAGCATCAAACTATCACGATTGATACGTTCATGGAAAGGCATGGTCTTGATTCCTCAAACTACGATTTCTGGAACTTTGATATTCAGGGTGCTGAATTGAAGGCACTATTGGGAGGTAGCAGGTCCATACATCACGTAAAGGCATTGTATCTCGAGGTGAATCTAGAAGAGGTATACAAGGGATGCCCGACTATTCATGAGCTGGATATATATCTTCTCGGCTATGGATTTGAAAGGACGCTGACTAGGACAGTAAAAGAGGGATGGGGTGATGCTCTATACCTGAAAAAGTAGTTACACGAACCCCAATTGAAAATACAAGATGAAAATTTACCTGTTACAAGAAGGAATGCATCATAAAAATCTTGAATCTATACGAAATATGGCGAGATTCAATAATGCAGAGTTGGTGGAAGGTTGTGACCCACGGGGTGTAGACGATTCGTTTGATTACGTTATGTGTAATAATCGGTATATACCTCCCGAAGCATTCCCATCAAAGACGTGTAAGATTATTTATGGACCACAGTTCGTCGGAGTACCGCCCATTCCATCCAATCATCCGGTTTGTTCGCATAAACCAAATCCACGAACGGTATCGAACGCCCTTTCTCCTTGGGTTCGTGATTTGTTCAAACGACTGATTCCTGTTATACCTCACGAAGATAGACCTTTTGGGATCGATATGTCAGCAAACACACAAGTTGGGCCGAACAGATCCAATATTGTTGTATACTACAAGAATCGTCATCCGGACCAGTTTCATTATGTCTTGAACGAACTCGCGAAAAGGAACGTAAAACCAGACGTGTTTTACTATGGGTCTTATCAGGATCATGAATTCAAGAATACACTTGAAAACGCGAAGTTTGTAATTTGGGTAGGCTGTCACGAATCGCAGGGGTTTGCGTTCCAGGAAACACTGGCGAAAAATGTTCCAATCCTTGTATGGGAAGTTCGTTCGATGTGCGATGAATTTAATCGCGGTAATCAGGTGTATTTCGACGATACTTGGCTGGCCAACACTGCTTCTTCCTGGTCTGATGAATGCGGTCTTCGGTTCTGGGATCAACATGAGTTCCCAGACAATCTATCATACATGATAGAACACTACTCGAACTTTACTCCCCGGGAATTTATTGAGAGAGAACTATCCCTGGGTCCGACGTTCCGGAAGATGTTCCCACAGTAACTGCTTAAACTCCTCCAAAAACTGGCGATTGTCTTTGATATGAACTAATTTATCCGAAAGTTCATACCGCAGGCATCCATAAGCGTCCGTGTAATGAGTATACGGATCAAAGAACGCGAACCCGCTCTGTTCGCAGAGAGCCCGTAGTGATTGGTTCAGTTTCTTTGTATACCTAACCCGTTCGTCATCCGATCCGACAAATGGAAACTCGTGAAGAATAGGTCCGTTTATCGATTCGTAATCGGACTGCTTCGTTGGAGGAATAACCGCAACGACTATAACGAGACGATGGTCTTTTACAGATGTCCGAATAGCGTGAATATACCTGTTGGACAATTCGTTGATTACGTCGTCTTCGTTACGTCCAAGATTGATCTGTCTACGAACGTGGCACCTACAGTCTACTTCACCGTACGCGAAACATAGAATGCTCTTATCATTATGCGTGTTGTGGTTAAAATTAGGTATACTGGTGTCCCTTCCCACCCGGAACATAGTCACCGATGACGAATATAGGTTTTGATGGGGATACTGTAGTGAAGTAAAACTAAAACTCGCATGGCTATCTCCGTATAAAAATATCATTAGTTTGTGTATTTAAAGAGTTGCGTTCGCATAAATAGAAATGGTTAACGCGTGCATTATTACATCTATTCTCCGCACTCCCGACACTCCGCTATCGTATACTAATACTCGTAGTGTATACACACCGAAAGAACGGTTTGAACAGACAAAGAAGACAATTCAAAGCATTCGCGATCATATCCCCGACACCCATATCGTACTTGTAGAGTGTAGTAAACTCTTGGACGAAGAAATTGACTACTTTAAGTCCAATACCGACCATCTTATAAATCTGTATGACGACGATTGGTCGCGTAATGCGATCTATAGCACGTCCAAGTCTTTTGGAGAGTGGGCTATGATGAAGAGTGTGTTCCACTATATACTGAACTGCAATATTCAGTTTGAGTCGGTATATAAGATATCTGGAAGATACTGGATAACCGACAGGTTTGATTATACAGTGGTTCAGCGAGAACGTAACACTGCGTTAAAAGTTCCACATGGAGGGATATCAACGCGACTCTATAAGCTTGACTTTAGTTCCATTGTGATTTTCAATGCATTTTTGGAGTCAAAGGTATCCGACATGCTGAAGTTCAAGTCGTTTGAAGACTTATTTAAAGAATTCCTCATCACTCTTCCGCAAAATAACGTGAAATATCTACACGTTATAGGCGTTGCAGGTAATATCGCGGTAGACGGATATCTTATTGACGAGTGATGTAATGTCTACGTAGCTGTTCAACATCCTGCTTCGCCCAATTGAATGCCGACCGATGGTGAATACGATGCCCTACAAGATCCTTCCCGATATTGTAGAGTTTCTTACCGGACAGCGCTATTTTCATCCAGAGTTCGTAGTCTTCAACCCCGTTGTATGTTCCAGTCCACTGACTGTTTTCCCTCCGAATCAGACAACTGCTGTTAATGATTGGGTTGAGCATTGCGAGGGTTGAAGGAGCAATGTACCCTGCTGGTATGTTTGGTGCGCCACTCAATTCTCCAAAATAATGACAGAATGTTCCCACGACTGCGGTGTCTGGATGTAGAGAGGGCAGGATACCTACCTGCTCTTCTAACTTTGTGCGTGCCCACGTATCATCTACATCCAGAAGGGCCACCCAATCCGTTGAGACATGCGTCATTAAATCATTCAGACTATCTGGTTTTCCCATTGTTGTCTGGACAAAGACTCGCACCCGGAGATCTCCTCCGGTAACGTTCTGGATTGTTTGGAGAATCGGCGATGGGTCGGGATGACCGTTAATACCAATCAAGAGTTCCCAGTCGGTGTGTGTCTGCTTACATACGGTTAGATAACTCTCCTGGAAAAACTCAATTCCATTATAGATCGGCATTAGTACCGAAATTTTCATGAATGATTTGTTTATTCATACTATGGGTATACATTTAAAGGGTTACCGATCTTAAGAACAAACATGACCTCACACAGAAGCATTCTCACCCGTAAACACAACGTGAATTCTCAAAATGGAGAAGACGGAATAATTGAATTTATTTTTAAACGTATGGGAATAGTCACTGGTACATTTGTCGAATTTGGTGCGTGGGATGGAAAGCACTTATCAAATACCTACAATCTGTTTCTTAATGGATGGAATGGTATATATATTGAAACAGATCGGAGTCGTTATATTGATCTTACAACTACATTTCGGGAGCACCGAGATCGTATTGACTGTGTAAATGCCCACGTTGGGTATACTGATACCGACAATCTTGATACATTGATTGAAACATATTCTACCAAGAGGAATTTCGACCTTGTCTCGATAGACGTTGACGGTCTAGACTACTTTATTTTTGATAAGATGACCAATTATCTCCCTAAGGTCGTGTGTATCGAGGTGAATGCGGGTCATCACCCAGACTATTCCGAACTTGTTCCGATGAACGTAGCATCCGACAATGTTGGGCAGAGTCTTCATGTAATTTCAACTCTTGCGGATTCAAAGGGATATTTCCCACTCTGTTATACCGGGAATCTGTTTCTAGTAAAAAAGGAGTATCTACCTCTTTTCGAAGATGTCGTGCGCCCACTTTCGGATATGTATACAGAGTTTCTTACACACCTTGGGTATGACGGCGTTCTTCATCTTAAAAATACATTTGTTCTGGGTAAGACATACAATAATTTTTTGTTCAAGAACGACATTCTTGAAAAGTTCTGCCGCAAAAACAATATATAATCCAATCTATTTACGCTTTCACTTCTTAGACATATAATGAATTCGGGAACAACCGTAGTCACTGCGTTTTACAGATTCGGAAAATCGAAACATACCGACCAAGAATATTCCCAATGGATCAACAACTTTTTTCAGTGTACTACGAGCCCTGTGGTCTGTTTTGTTGAGAGTGCTGTACCGTTTCGTACATACAATGCTCCTAATCGTACATTCGTAGAAATGCCGTTTAGTGCGTATGATCTTACGACGCCCGACTGGATTGAAAAGTGGAAGAAAGAATTGAATCACGATCCCGAAAAGGCTATACATTCGTGGGAATTATATGCCGTATGGGGGTTGAAACAGGAGTTTGTCCATAGGGCCATTGGTATGAACAAATACAATAGTACCTATTTTGTGTGGTGCGATATCGGTTGTTTTCGTGAACCGAAAAACTTTCTGACCCCTCCTCGGTTCGCAGAGATCACACCCTCGCGCGTCCCACCGGGTCATATCCTCATCCTGAAAATTCACGAAATTGATAATAGCACGCACATTGGCGGGGGAGTTCTCGCGGGAGATATGAATGCCTGGCGTAGTTTTCGCGAAGCGTATCTCAACACTCTCCATCGATTTATGGAACACAGATTATTCTACGGTAAGGACCAGACAATATACCGTTTCATGCTAGAACGTAAATATACTCAATTTCACGTGGTTGAAACGTCCGGCGAATGGGGAAGGGGGATCAAGTATCCAAAATTTAGTTCACGTTGGTTCTACTTAACCGAGTATCTATCGACAATGTAATAGTCGCATTCATAATAATAATATAGAGTACAATGCCGTACCGGACAAACTCGTGGTTGGATGTATCCGTGTTTCCAGAAACATCAAAAAACGTCTACTTTGCTGTGGATCATCCGTATGCTGTAAGGGATGATACTACTGATCTATTTATCGGTCTCCAAGCCGAACCGGACGCAATCTCTCACTACCGTCGAATGTTTATAGACAACCACAAGAACTTCGACACCATACTTGCCCATGATGAAGAAATTCTGAAAGCCTGTCCGAATGCTCGTCAGTATGTTTGGGGAACATCGTGGATATCTTCGTCAACATACAACGCAATCGACATATCTAGAAAGCAGCGCAAGATATCCTGTTTGACGGGGATGAAAGAGTTGACACCCGCTCATACCTACCGCAAAATGCTGTATAAAACTCAATCATCTCTCTTCAACAGGTTCCTACCAATTACGTGGTTTCGTTCATCGAATGGTCCCGCTCTTCCAAACTTCGGAAACAATCCAATCATCGGAGACTTCAAGGACCCGCTTTTCTTAGACTACCAATTCTCAGTTGCTATTGAAAACTGCCGGGAAAACAACTACTTTACCGAAAAGTTGATTGACTGCCTTCTAACAAAAACCATCCCAATATACTACGGCTGTCCCAATATCTCTACCTGGTTCGACACTCGTGGATGGATTATACTCGAAACTATGTCTATCCAAGAGTTCCGGGCGAAGTGTTCCAAACTACCGGTATATTCAAACTATATAAATATCATCAACGAGAATTTTGAAAGAGCCAAGCAGTGTATACTTCTCTCGACCAATCTTCAGCGGGTCATGAACTTTGGGGTAGTCACGCGAGAAAGTGGCGATTGAACAATAGCAGCTAAGCTTGTTTTGGACCCGAATGTAGATGATCGTCGAAACATTCTTTCGGCTTTCATAAATAGATCGTTGTAATTCAGTATTCCTCCCTGAATATTACTATACCCTGATGCCTGGGCAGCCATGAAAGGTGTAACAATTTTTATTCGAAACTGCTGGTAGATATAGACATCAATCTGGGGAGCCTGTACGTGTTTCCATTCAATCATCTTGTCGTACGCAGACGAGTTGTACAGAATCCAATGAGTTGTGAACCCAAACGGCAGATCGTATACATTTACATTGCGAGTTGAAAGACCTTCATTCAAGGTTGACCCCTTTTCTACGTTTGTGGTTCCCCCGGTGACTATATCCCACTGATCCTTATTCAGGGAGAGTTTATAAAGAACTTCATTCCAAAGATCACGCACCTGTGTCGGTGTATGATTCAAAGGGGAACAATCATCTTCCCAGACCAAAACGTACGGATCTCCACGCGTCTTTGCCTCCTCAACGGCCTTTACATGAGAAAGACCACACCCTATCCATCCCGGCGATGCTGTAACCGCAGTGACCCTTGTGAGAGGAAATACCCCCTTCCAGTCCCGATTGATTGATGTCCAACGATCGGGTCTGGAATCTAAATTAATAACGTAAGGACTCGCCATACCCAGTTATATTTACTGAATATTTTTCAGTTGTTCTTCTGTTCGCTGAAACATATGCTGGTAATCAACGTCAACGGCTTCAACATCGCTGAATCCAGATATCTGCTCTGCTAAAAAGGGCATGACTACCTTGATACGAAAGTGTTGAAACATGTAGACATCAATCTGAGGATTGCGCACTGTTTTCCATTCAATCATCTTGTCGTATGAAGAGTTGTTGTAAAGAATCCAGTGCGTAGTAAATCCGTGCGGGAGATCGTATACTTTTACGTTAGGAGTTGATAGCCCTGGATTCCGAGTTGCGCCATTATAAGCTGCTGATGTCGCTCCCAGGACAATATCCCATTGATCACGGTGCTCAATCAGTTTGGGGAGGACTTCTTCCCATAAAGCCCTAATAGCACGAGGATGACGGTTTCGGGGAGTACAATCATCTTCCCAGACCAAAACACGGGGATCACCCCGTGCCTTCGCTTCCTCGCACACCTTAATATGTGAAAGGGCGCACCCTACCCATCCAGGCGACGCTTCAACTGCCGATACACGCGTAAGATTAAACACGCCCTTCCATTCACGTTCTAGATCCGCCCACCGATCTGTTCGCCGGTCTAAGTTGATGACGTACGGTTCGGCCATTTAGACTTAAACGTCGCAGTATCATTAAATGACTATCGTCGTTCCGTACCTCATGGGAGGGCTTGGAAACTGGTTGTTTCAAGTCGCCGTCGCTGTTATGTGGGGAGGAAATAATGCTGTACTATCGCCCCTTCACTGTGCAAGATCTCCGCATTCACCGATCGATTATTTCACGACAATTTTCCAGAAGTTTTCGCGTGGTTCAGTCAACCTTCATCTTCACCGAGTAGAAGAACGTCCAAAATTACATCCCTTTGCATCTCCTCCTAAACTCACTACGAACACCCTATTGTTCGGCTACTTTCAACACTGGAACACTATCCCCACAGGATTCCGAGATATGCTCGTGTTTGAGAATCCGGCCATTCTCGCGAAATATCCAGGTCTAAAAGATACCTGTTTCTTACATGTCCGCGGAGGAGATTATATTGGTCACTGGCTCCACGACGTCGGTCTTGGGAAAAGGTACTATCCATCCGCGATTCAATCGATGAAAGATGCTGGTATAACCAAATTTTCAGTATTCACGAACGATAAGGACTACTGTGCACAGCAGGAGTTTCTTAAAGATATAGACTACACCGTCATTGAAGAGAACGAACTTGATTCTCTCTACTTGATGACCGAGTGTAAAGCAGGAATCACCGCAAACTCATCGTTTTCATGGTGGGGCGCATACCTCAACCCAAACCGTCGAATCTGTGTTCCCGGGAGGTGGTTTAATGACCTTGAATACTGGAATGACGGGTATTTTTTCCCCGGAACTTATGTTCTCAATGTATAATTCATGGAGAATATGCGCGGGTGTATTCTCATTATCAGCTGTTACGCATCCAAACGGGTTCCACAACTCACTTGGATACGAAACATTCCACCTACTGTAGATTACGTCATTGTACGTGGAAACCCCGATCTTTCAGTACCTTTTGACTACAATCCTTCAACACACGAATGCGTACTTCGGTGTTCCGATATGTACGATGGTCTTCCTCAAAAAATCAGGGCAGGGCTACAGTTCGTGTATACGCAGTTCAACCCTTCTTTTGTCTTCAAAATTGACGACGACGTACTTCTCGATATGACACAACTCTTGAAAATAACAGAAACGAAGGATGAGTATGTCGGACGAGTTACCTACAATTACTGTCCATCGGTAAATCTCAGTATTCTCTATTGCGGTGGTCCAATCTACTACCTGTCTGCGAACGCTCTAAAACTTCTTCAGACTATGGACGACACCGTGTTTTGTAGTGAGGATGCTAACATTGGCTGGCATCTCACGGCCGTACACTCGATTCCAATTCATAATGTACATTTGTATACGGACGATATACGAGACGCAGAGACGTTCATCGCGTATCACGACAAGAATCGTGTTCTATTCAAATCGCCTACGCCTACGCCTACTCCAAAACCATATAAATTTAGTTTTATGAGACGTTGATCCCAAAAAAATAAACCTTTTTACCTTTTTGTATTTGCTGTTTAGGATTTAGGGTTGCCTACATCTAGTTTACGCCTTCACCTCCGTCTTGAGGAAGTGGACCTTCAGGAACGACTGGAGGTTGAGGTACGTGACCGTGTCCTTGTCCGTCACGCGGAGGAGGCGGGAGAGGACACCGTCGGGGATGATGTGGCGCTTGTTGGAGGGGTCAAAGCACGAGTGCGTCTTGACGTAGTTGGACACGAACTTCGTGACCTCCGTCTGCGAGCGCTGCGAGCCGGCCGGGAGCTGCATGAACGCGCACAGCTCCGTGGACAGGCCGCGGGGCTTCAGGAACGCGTTCTTCGAGCGGCGGAGCTCCCACGCGGCCTTCTCCTCGGCCGTCATGTCCGCAACATCCTTCTTGACGCGGCGCTTCTTGCCGGCCTCCTTCACCTGCTTGGCCGAGGCCTTGGCGGCGAGGAGCGTGTCGGCGATGATCTCCTTCAGCTCGTTGGAGAGGCGCGTGCGCACCTCGCGCAGGCGCTCCACAATGGCGCCAATCGAGGCGGGGGCAGCGGCCTCCGTGGCCACACCCTCCGTGACGGGCGACGGGGGTAGAGCGGGCGTCGGGGCGGCGACCGTCGGGACAACGACCTCCGTCTTGGCGGCGGGCGCGCGGCCGCGGGCAGCAGCCTTGGCGACCTTGGGCTCAGCAACTACGGCGGGGGCGGCGGCGGACTCGGCCTTGGGCTTGGCGGCGGCGGGCTTCTTCGCGGTCTTCGGGGCATCGGCGTTCATGTTTACAATAGAGGCAGACGGCTTTGAGGACATTTCTAACGCGGGTTATGTATACTATGGGGTCCCAGCCCGTAAACCCCTATCAAGTTGGAAATATTCACTTTTATTCACGGCGACAGGTTAGCAATGATCAATGGCTTCTTCTCTAGACTCAAATAGCCCGATCAGTTCGTCTTCGAAGAATACTGCCCACTTTGAAGGAACCGGTACGTAAACAACGCTGTAATTACCAACGGTAATCGTGTCTGATTCATTTGTTCGAGTCGACATACTCTCGGTGGATGAATCTTCCTTTTTCCTAACACCTGCGCTTCTGTTTGTCCATTCTAGGTTTCCCACTGAGTTATCGTGCGTGTCTGAATTCTTGTGGCGTATATACTTTTTCGAGTCTGGATTCGGGATGAATGCCTCCGCAACAACATACTGTACGTTAATATCCGAAATGCCGTAACACACCCGATGAAATCGTCCAAAATGTTTTGGTTTAATGTCGTACCCGGTTAGGGCGGACCTTACCCTGCCATGAGTCGATACGAGGATACGGGTGTCTTTTGGATACTGCTTCCATACCTCCTCTGCCTCACCCATTATGTTGGGTTGAGGTTATTTTTTTCCAATGAAAGACTCTCTATCTTGGCGTTGATGAGTGCTAGTTTTGATTCAAGCTTCTTCTTCTGATCTTCAAGGGGTATCGCGGCGGCCATACGATCAATATACATGGATTGGTGGTACTCCTTTCGTAAACTATCCCGGCGCCTCATAGCTTGCTTACGGTATTCTTCTGATGATAGGTGGGCTAGATCGGCAAACTTACGTTCAGGCATCCTATTATTAACATCCACCGAGAAACTCTAAGCCGAAAAAAAGTTATCAAGTTAACTGGTTAACTGTCCAAAAACAAAAGTCCCAGCCATAATTCTTTTTGAAATCCCAGCCTAGGTGAAGTTTAGTGATTCAACGTTGTTAACCAGTTAACCAGTTAACCTGATAATTTTAGACCCTGATTTAATTTTGAAGATACTCAATTAATTCAGTGTTTTCGACAAAAAATTGGATACCATTAACTACGAATATACGCAAGATGTATATTGGTCTTAGGGTATTTGGTATTATCTACAATTTGACGGATAATTCCTTCCAATTTTAAGGGGGGGGGTAAAGTGAATCGCAAGTATACGGATCGTTTGATCGGTATTCTTGGGATGAATATTAAAAAAATCAATCGAATTCGGGAAGAATGACGGCAGATGATCGGTTGTAGGCGGTGATAATGTAGTACGCCAGTTCACTTGGCGCATGGACATCGAAGAGGGCTGATAGAAGCAGGCTCGCGATATCACTGCTGAGTAAAGTCATGGATTCGTATGAGTGCATACCGTTTCTCATATTTTTCAGCCAGCTGTGGTATTTGTAGACGATAGGGTCGGAAGTGTGTGAATACCACCACCGCGTATCTTCGGTGAGCGTGTTGATCATGAGCAGCATGTGGGGATAATCGAGGGAGATGAAGTTTTCATGGTGGATCTCGTATTCCTGTTCTCGCAGGATCTGGGCAATACGTAACCACCGATTATCCCGACGCTCAATTCGAGTCATGAGGGTTTGTTGTCCGTCGTGATATATCGGCTGTCCGTGTTTCCGACGATAGATATAGAGTTTGCGTAGACGTCGGGTGTCGTCTTTCGAGAGTAGGGTACGCGTATACGGATTCCGGATATCGAGTTCTTTCTGCGACCACTGAATCATCGAGCGCTGATCGAACCACCAGACTTTCCCGTCTTCTTCGATGGAAAAATAGTCATGAGGATGGACTTCAGTCTTACCTTCGAGCGTCACGATCTCATCGTCGTTGTGGCACAGAGATCGTCGTAGAACACCTAGACCTGCGAGTCGGAGGGGTAATCTTGTAATAAATCCACGACAGTGAGCCTGGAAAAGAATCAGTCTACGAAGAAGAGATGGGCGGGATGAGATCCACGCATTGGGTTTCTTACATCGCATATGACGGCCGCAGTAGGCTAGATTCGTCAGTGATTTTGATTCGCATCGGTCGACCGATGTTTTATTTTTACATGCGAGACAACTCATTCTATTATCTTCTTACAAGCGAATGATACGAAAATCAAATTGGGAGAAAGGTCCGATACGGAAACATGAGGGCAAAACGGATCGGACGGAATCCAAGAAATAGGAAAGCACAACCCAAAGAAAAGAAATGTCCGCCCCAGCTGTCGTCAACGTCTGCAAGATCAATGCTTCTGATATCCAGTTCTCCGAGCCCAAGCGTAACAAGCAGGGTGGTGTCTCGGTCGCATTCAAGTACAAGTCTCAGAATGTTCAGTTCCGTTTCCCTCAGTTCGGATTCCCCGGTGGCTGTCTCGTGAAGGAGAACGAGAACAAGGATGGCAGCATCACCACTTCCTACACAATGTCCGCATCGCTACAGGGTTGCGACCCGTATGCCCAGACGCCTGCGGCGGGTACAGACGACGTATCCAAGGCGTACAACTTCCTGCGCGAGTTCCAGGAGGCGGTGATTCAGTCGGCGGTCACTAACTCTGCAGCGTGGTTCGGCAAGAAGCGCGGCGAGGAGTCGATCCGTGATTCGTTCAACAAGTTCCTGAGCGTGTCGGTGGACAAGACGAACGACGGCTGGGTCCCGAACGGCAAGTACCCGCCGTCGCTCCGCTTCAAGCTGCCGGTGTACGACGGCAAGGTGTCGATGGACGTTATCGATGCGAATGAGAACGACGTTGTAGTCCAGCCGTCTGGGCTACAGGATGCGTTCCCGAAGGGCTGTACCGCCAAGATCGTGGCGAGCGGCAGCATCTACGTGATCGGCCAGGGCTTCGGTCTGACGTGGAAGCCGTCGTACATGCAGGTATCCCAGCGCAAGCGTCAGACGGCGCGCGATATGTTCAAGGACGACGAGGACGACGGCGAGGCGCCTGTCCCTGTACCCGGTGGTGCTAAGGCCGCGCTTGGCTCGGACAATGAGGACGAGGAGGAGGAGGAGGGTGACGAGGAGGCACCCGCTTCTGCGCCCGCACCCACACCCGCCCCGGCGCCCGCACCAACGCCGACGATCGTGGAGATCTCTGAGTCTAAGGCTCCGGCCGCCAAGAGCAGCGGTCGTCGTAAGGTAGCACCGTAGGCGCGCGTATCCGCCGGAGGAACGTAGATCAACCCATCATCATCCACAAATAAAGTGAAGAACACGTCATAGCGTGGCTCGTGTTTTTCCATTTGGCATCCTGAATGTACTCCTCCTCCTCCTCCTCCACACCGAATACAAAGAGGATTGGGGGGTTCATAGACCAAGACATCCTGGGGCCGAAGAATGGTGAGCGACGTGCGGGATCGGAGAGACTCGACGGTTGTCCATCCGTTGCGCATACAGTCTTCATAGGCAGGAGCCGGCATGATGTTCCACAGCGTACGGTCACGACACGTCCACCCCTCTTCTTGAAACAGGGTGGAATACACATTGTCGCGAATCCAGTAGCAGGTGTGATCCTGCTGACTGCCGCCCCGATGCTCGGCTAACCCGACTCTCTGATTATTCTCATCGTACAGCCAGTACACTTGGAACTCGTCATTATCCCCCGAATAGGTAGGATCAAGATTCCCGCGAAACACTAGACGTCCATCGTAGTTGTACTCTTCGACGTCTGTATCTAAATCAAACTCGGCAATGTCGGTATCCGAGGGATACACGACTTTCCGATGAAAGGATAGCATTTCTTCTTACTTCACACTACGAAAACGAAACCATGATTTTTACGTCATGTTTCTTGAGCGATTTCGTGGCTGAATGGGACAGTTCGTGGCGCTTCTTGCGAGTATGCTCAGCCCCTGCCGTCTTTTTGGTGTCGCTGCCCTCTGCGACATTCATACGGATCTCCATATCGGCATGGATATCGTCGCGGTGCTCAAACAGGTAATCAATCACATCGTCTTCCATAGCCCACGCAAAGAAGTTCAGCTGGCCCACGGTAGTTGATACTCCCTGGAAATCAATGCGGGCGTGACGACAGAAGGGGTCGAACATCTTCTTGCTATACGCTTTGAGATGGGACTTGTAGGCCAAGTACACAATCACGTGCTTCCCAGCCTTGGAGATGTAAGACACATTGTTCATCTTGGAGTAATTGGTCACAAACCAGTCGAGAATACGGAGGGAAATATTCGTCTTGTTGGCCAGAATGTCGCGGAGGAGAGTTAGACGATCGGGAGTATAGAAATTTGTGAGACGGTGGAGGACCCAATCTTCCTGTGTTGAGATCTCGGTTGTGGTCGTCATTGTTTAACCGCAAGCGTTTTGTGTAAATCGGATTAGGAGGATCGCGTGTGGATATATAACAATACGAATGGATGTCTTTGAACTACCGCTGGAAGAGTGTACCCACATCGCGCGGCGAATCAAGACCTTATGTCGGAATCGCGGATACCACTACAAGAACTATAAAGCGCAGGTACACCGACTTCTGGATTCCCACATGGGTAAAGTTTGGGCTAGGCGACGGTCAGTCTTCAAAGTCCTCCGAGACTACGGAGTTGCTGACCAGCGGTCGGACGCATGGCACGCCAAACGATCTGAAATGATCACGGCCTCGGAAGTTACGAAAGCGTTCAAGACGGCCACTCCGTCAGGGAAGAAGGAACTCTTGATGCGGAAGTTGGACGGGCCGAAGCAGGCGGGCGGAGGGATGTCGATGATGACGGCGTGTATGTGGGGTACCCAGTTTGAGCCGTTGGCGAAAGAGATTTATGGAGATATTCAGGGCGGGGCGGAGATCGTGGATACGACGTGCGTCAGCCATCCAGTCTACAAGTTTCTGGGTGCGTCCCCCGACGGGATTGTCCTGACGAAGGACAAGATGGATCATCGGTGGGGGAAACTGGTGGAGTTCAAGTGCCCGATCTCGCGCAAGTTTACCCAGGACACACCTATTCCCACCGACTACTTCCACCAGATGCAGATGCAGATGGAGTGTACGAATATTGACGAGTGCGATTATGTGGAGATGCAGTTCAAGACGTGTGGGAAGACGGAGTGGACCAACTCAGAGTCGCCGTACAAGGGCGTGTTTGTAGCGTACGATACGGGGGTGATTGAGTACAAGCCGAAGACCACAGACTTCGTGACGTGGCGAAAGTCGTTGGAGGGAGATGAACTGCGGATCGTTTACTGGACCTTGAACAACATTCGGATTGAAAATGTTCTGCGAGATCCTAATTGGATGTCTGATCATATTGAGGAACTCAATTCCTTCTGGGCGATGGTCCAGGACTGCCGAAAGAATCCCTCTAAAATAGAGAGTTATATCCCCACCACTGCCCCACCCGATGCCCTGTCTCCTGTCCCCGCGGCGACTTCTGAGAATCAGGTGCCCGCAGGTGGGTCGTCTGCTGGGCGTACGACGACAATTCGCCTGTTTCTCGGCGAACCTGAGCCGTCCGATCTAGAAATTCAGGGACCCCAAACATCTCGCGGGACCCAGACAGAAGAACGCCCGCCACAATAAGGCCCGCGATTGCTAGGGCAAGAAGCGTAGGAGTGTTTTTCATTGGGACCGTATTATGTAAAATGGATAAAACAATTACAGGGAGGAAGAATAACATACAGAGTAGAGATGCCGACCGTTGATGAAATTCTACGTTTAATGCTGTCCCAGCGTGGGATCCCCACTGAGACACAGGAGGTTCTAGAGTCCGAGTTTCCCGCGATTGTGACCAAGATTGCGAATGTCGTTATCTTCACCAGTAACCGCACGCGCATCCACGAGAAGGATGTGGTCACCGTGGTAGATCTGACCAAGCAGTACGGCGGAACCCAGGGGATTCTCGTAGTCCCCATTCCCGCGTCCGAGAAGGTACTACAGACAGTCTCGGCATACTCTGACGTTCTCCAGATCTTCCACGTAGGCCAGTTGACGTGCGATATCACGAAGCACCGTATGGTCCCTGCTCACCGTATTCTGAAAGAGGAGGAGGTCAAGGGGTTTCTTGCGACGTTCGGGATTAATATGGATACGATCACCAAGTCTATGATCGCAGACCACATTCCGCTGGACGCGGAGAACCCGATGCTTCCCCAGATTGCGATGAAGCACAAGGAGTACATGCCGATGCCGTTCATTGGGACGCAGGATCCGGTGGCTCGTTGGATCGGAGCCAAGCCGGGCGATATTGTGGAGATCATCCGGAAGTCTGAGTCGGCAGGTGCGACCCCCTATTACCGATTTTGTGTAGCGAGTGTATAATAATAAGACGAAGAATGTCGGGGTTTGAGAACCTTTTGAACGAATATAAGTCAAACTACACTCAATTTTTGACTACGGGGAACTCTGCGTACAAGACGGCCTACCTGAATGCGCAGGAGGCGATTGATAAGGCGATCTTGGCGCGGCAGGGTGAGGTAGAAGACCAGAAGCGTGATATGAATCGGTTTGCGGAGTCGTATCAGGAAGGAAATGCTGACCTTTCAGATATTTACGATTCGGCTACAGGTCTGTTCAAGAACGCCCAGCAGATTGAGGATACTTACCAGGCGGCGAAGCAGCGGTATAATCAGGTGGCTTCCCCCGAATCGGGCGGTCCTGCTCTCAATGTAGCCAACGGGTATGCGTTCCTCTTACGATTCGGCATTGTTCTCATCCTCCTTCCCTTACTCTTTTTCATCGGGTACTGGTCTCCGACGGTACGGGCGGCGATCTCTACAGCACCATCGGCGATGGCGTCGCCAGTCCTAGGTCCAATGAGGGTATAGACGGCAGGATGGATTCGCCGTAACCACGGAAAGCGGTACCGACAAAGAGGGCAAAGACCACAAATAAGAGAACTAGAACGAGCAGAATCCAGCCGTAGTACGTGGCCTGGGGAATGACGGCGTGGTTCTGAGTATCTATATCCTTGTAAAGACGATTGAGCCGTACTAATTCATCTTCGTCGGTCCGTAATTCTTCCAGCTGCTGTTTGTACTTATCCAGAGCAGCTTGAAGATCACCGGTGGGTTGGGCGGAAAGGGCGGACTGTCCCTGATTATAAACCTCCTGAATCTGGTTGACGAGGGCAACTAACTGCTGGTTGGCGGCCGAGATCTGGGGCATCATGCCCGCGCGTTTCTCGGAATCCTGTTCGCGAAGAGCCGTATTGATCATCTGGACATACTGGTCGCGAAGAGCGCCGTACTGTTCAAGAGCGATCTGGACATCTGCTGGTCCGGTAGAAGGAGGAGGAGGAGGATGAAGTGAGGATGTGCTTTGTGGGGTCATAGACGTGGTCGTCATGAGAGCAGCCGATCCTGCTGCGGGTTGAGGAGGAGGAGGAGTGCTCATTACTCTTTGTAGACATCAAATTATCTAGAACGTATATAAGAGGAGATAGATAGATGGCGGCTTATGCCCAAGACTTTCAATCCAAATCTCAGAACCTACTCGGATACGTCCAAAGCCAATTGTCCCAGGCCGTTGGTTGGAGCCCCTTACCTGGCCAACTGAATAAGATCGTGGCGTCGTCGGGAGGATATGTATGGGGATTCAACACGAACGGGAATTTTTATACATGTAAGGAGCCGTGCGACGGAACGAACTGGAAACAGGTAGCGAATCCGACAGGAGTCCAGGGAATGCCGTTGGATATTGCCGTGGACGCCCAGAACGTGTATGTCCTGTACAATGCCCAGATAACGACCCAGCCACCTACCCCTCCATCGGCGAGTATTGGGTACATATACGGACCCTGGGTCGCGGGACACGACGAAATACTGAAAGTGGATAAAGACAGTCAGGGAAACCCTGTCTATATTGCGTTCGAGTCTCCGTACACGAAAATGGTGAATTCGCTGGGCGTTGCGAAGTACTACGTTGGCGCGGTTTCAGAGTATACGCCGGCAAAGTGGGAGTCTTCGACCACCACTCCTCCGGGAGATTACAAGGTTAGTCTAACGACTGCCTCGGCCCCCCCTCCTCCGATCATGACGAACCAGCTCAGTTTCGCTATTCAGCCGGTGGACGGAACTGGAAGTTGGTCGGCTCCTCAGTCTATTCCGGGAACTCCTCCCGTCAACCCTGAAATCAATATTACGGATCAGTTCATCTTTGTAGGTAATCAGGGGTGCTCGAAACCGTGTACGACCGCTGCCTGGGTGGCGATTTCAGGACCACAGGGAAGTGGGCAGTCGATGGGGGTTGTAGCGGCATCAAGCGGATCGACGTACGTTCCGGTGAACAATGCGGGAAACATCACGGTGTATTCTGGAACGGGAAATGGACAGGGTGGGTGGACGCCACAGCCGGGTCTGGCCGGCAAGATCCCAATTGCGGTGGAGGCCGACAATCAGTTCCTGTATGCCCAAGATGTAGGATCGGGGGGACTGTATCGTTGCGGTGCGCCGTATACGGAGGCTGGATCCTGTATGTTAGAAAATACACAGGGAAAGACCGTGTCTGGAAATCATACCGTGTCGGTGAATCCTCGGAGTTACCAGACGTATATTGCGGCTGCTTCGTCGGGAACGGTAGGAAATCTCTACCAGCGTCTCGACGAGGGAAGCGTGAACGTCGCCCCTCTGCTGGATCAGACGCAGGAGTATGCGACCAAGATGGACAGTGATGTAAACGCGCTGGGCGATTCTACGGTAGCCCAGTCATCAGCGCTGGCTGCTGCGCAGACGCGGGAAGAGGCGATGGGTGTCATCCAGCAGATCACGGATCTGGACGATACGTTCAAGGAGACACGGATGAAACAGGGAAATATGCGGAGCAAGATTGTGAATGATCGGTCGGTTCCGCTGTCGACGGCCCGGCTAACGGCTCTGAAAGTGGTTGCGATCACGCTGGGATGTACCGTTATTCTCCACGTCATTCTGAGTATGTTCCTGTCGCCCATGATTGTGATGGGAGTATCTCTAACCGTTCTCTTGGTTGGGGTGGTCGTTGCCTACTCGTACGTCGGAGCAGGATTAACGGTTTCTATTTCCTCTGTGAAATAATAACAGGTAACAGGTAACAGATGAGCAGTCCTCCAGCCATATCAGACGCCGACAGTGCTAAATTTCGTGCCCTTGGAAGTGCGACGGCAAGTCCCGAAGAAATGCAGGCGGCATTTGAAACGTTTCAGCGGGCGTCTCAGACTCGGGACGATGATCCTGACGCGTTTGAGGCGGCACGGTTTCGGTACTACGGTATGAAGAACGGTCCGGAGTGGATAGCGCAGGAATCGAAACGAATCAATGCGGAGAAGATGAACCCTGTGCTGGACAAATACCGGTCTCAGTACGGAGATCTGGATGCGCAGGCGGAGGTTCAGAAAGGGTATACGGAGTCAATTGCTACGATCCGGGACAAACAGTCGTCGCTCAAAGAAGGTGTCGCGGGAAACGTGGATTTTCTGCGGGATCTTTTGATGGATAAGGAACAGAAGGTCTCCGCCTACAACCGGTTCATTGATCTTACGAGTCCCTCGTCTGAGACGGTTTCGGCAATTACTCCTGCGAATCCATTCGTGGCCTATTTCGCGGGGATTCCGTCCTCCTTCTTGACGGCACTTGATGTGTTCTTAGCCATCCTTGTTCTGTTTATTCTCGTAACGACTCTTGGGAAATCCGGAGACGCGTTTGCGTGGGTGAGGGGGTGGTTTCTCCCACAGGTAACAACTAAGTAAGCACGTAATGTTTCATGGATGGAGGAGAGGTAAAGTACATATTGTGGAGGTAGACGCGTGTATTTCCCCACGGGCAAAAGAAGCGGCACCAGGTTCCTGGGAGAGGAAGACCGTCAAAGGTGGTGAGACTAAGAGCGTCGGTGTAGAAGACTATATCGTTCAGTGGATCCAGCAGGATCGTCTGACCGTCGTAGGAAAAGGCCCGGTATCCGTTCATGTTATCCGCGTAGAATCCAGGGTAGGCTTTCCCGACAATGGTGTCGAGATTACACGGGGTCCAGCGTGGAGGAACGCAAACATCGACGAAGGGTATCCATACGTAGGTGAATCGAAGAAACGGTTGGACGGCGACGAGTCCGCGAGGAACATCGTTCACTTCAAACAGAAACGGCGTCGGTCCCCAGATCCGCGTTGCTTCGTGGGCCATCGTCAGAATCATTTTTCCGGAAAGACCTTGTCCGCGAAAATCAGAGTCGACGTAATTACAGGAGACAAAAATGGTATGAAACGATTTTTCGTCACCGATCCATTTGCCGTGTTTAGCGACCAGCGTGGACACCCGAGGAATCCAAATGAGAAGATCGTCGTCGCCCATGAAGGCTCGCTCGACGTGGAAGGTATCGCTCCACAGAGAAGACGCCCACGTTTTAATTTGATCAGGAACATCTTTCCAGCGGGAAACACGTACGGCTTCAAAGGTGGAGTACACAAACTCACGATCAATCATTGTGTGGAGTGGTCCAGGGGATGTCTGGATTGGAAGCGTCTCCCACATTTCTTACATAGAGACAAGAGAGAGATGGACGCATCTTTAGCATACTGGTTCATACCCCTCATACTCCTCGCCCTACTTCTTTTATCTGGGATCCACTCGGCCAAGTACGGGGGAGGGCACCGCGAAGGATTTCAGAAGACCGAGCACCGCGAAGGATTCGAGAATAAAGAAGAGGGAGGCGCCGAGACGGAGACGTACGAAGAGTATGACCAGATTTACGATACGTTTTATGCGAACGTCTACGACAAACTCTTTACTACGCCTGAGCGGGTTTCGTTCGAGAAAGCGAGTTTGCGCGAGAATGCGCTGGCCGACTGGCCGAAGGCAGAGACGAAGGTTCTGGACGTCTGCTGCGGAACCGGTCCGCACGTGGATTGGATGTGTAAGGACGGCATTGATATTGTTGGGGTAGATCTGTCGGAAGATATGTTGAAGAAGGCGCGGGACAAGTGTAAGAGTGGCCGGTTTTACAAGGGCGATGTGACGCGCGCCGAAACGTTCCCTCCGAAATCGTATTCCCATGCTATGATGATCTATTTCTCCATCTACCAGTTCAAGAATCCTAAGATGGTGCTCGACAACATATATTCCTGGCTGAAACCTGGCGGGGTTCTGATTCTTCATCTGGTAGACCCGAACAAGTTTGATCCTATCCTGGACGCGGCCTCGCCGTTTACCTCCTTTTCCTTACAGAAATACAGCAAGGAACGGGTCATTGATTCGGATATCTTTTTCGACAAGTTCAAGTACAAGAGTCGTTTTGTGAAAGAACCTGATTCGGATGAAGCCCGGTTTGAGGAAGTGTTTGAGTTTGAAGATCCTCCGCGGTATCGCGAAAATATTCATCGCCTGTATATGCCGAAAGTGGACGCCATGCTGGATATTGTCCGCTCGTCGGGGTTCACACGGCACGAAATGGTAGACATGACGCCGGTAGGTTATGAGTACCAATATCTTGTCTATTTTTCTAAGTAAAGGGAAAGGGGTATGAGCTTCTTCGTGAAGAATATCGCAAACTTAAACTCTATCGGAGTCGGACTGTACCCCGCAGTCGCCAACCTAAACATGGCTGGTAATTCGATAGTTAACTTGAATCAGATAAACGGTCAGACATTTCCTCCTTCGGCGGGTCTATGCGGTCAGACCTTACATATTGGCCAGACGGGGAGTATGTACTGGGCTCCGGAATCACTGGGTCCGCCTGGTCCATCGGGGTTACAGGGTCCTGCGCAGGCGGTTGGAGGTATCTGTGGCGAGATCACCTTTAATTGGGATGTATCTGGAAACGGCACGGGAGTATCGGTAGGAGATCCCGGTCTCATCTACGACTGGTGCTCCCAAACTGTGAAAGCCTACACTCTAAACCTGACGAAGACACTGAGCGTGGGGTCCAACGTAACGATTGGCGGAAAGATTTCAAACGCTGGAAATACCTCAAACAGTATCGGAAATGTTACGCTGAACAACGGAAGTATCTCGAACGCAACACTGACGACCAACAATATCGCGGCCTGGACACTCACGTTCTCAAACTTTTACTCGCCAAGTATGACGATATCGGTGAGCGGCTCTATCTCTACCCCTGCGTCTATCAGCAGTTCGATTGGGGGCGTCTACATGATGAATTCCACGATTTCAGCTCTGAATTCCACGATCGGGGGAATCACGTTGTCGGGAGGAAACGTAACCGCCTCTGCTCTCACAGTGAACGGAACAGTCGGAATCACATCGGCCGCAACAATTTCTGCCCTCTTGACGGTATCGGCTATCTGGGTCCAGAACGCGCTCACCGTCTCGGGTGTCTCAACACTGTCCTCGGCGGTTATCCTGAACACCCTGTCGGCCAATGCGATCTATTCTACCGCTACGATTGGAGCGGGAGGGGCGTTGAATATCAGCGGTCTTGCGACACTTTCAGGCGTCTGGGTCCAGAACGCGCTCAGCGTCTCGGGTGTCTCAACACTGTCCTCGACGGTTATCCTGAGCACTCTCTCCACGAATTCGCTCTATTCGACGACGACCATTGGAGCTGGAGGGGCGTTGAATATTAGCGGTCTCGCGACACTGTCTGGACTCACGGTTCAGAACAATTTCAGTCTGAACGGTACGCTGTATGGAACGACAGCGAATCTGTCGGCGCTCACCGGTCTTAAATCGATCAATTCTATTCCGATAGTATACGATTCTGCGAACGCAAATATCCTTTCTGGTGTATCTATCCAGAACCTCAGTGGAACCAATATTGTCGCGATGGGAACGGCGGCGGCCTTCAACAACTCGGGGTCGTACGTGGTGGCGTTTGGAGCGAGTGCGGCTTTGACAAATACTGGTTCGAGCGTGGTCGCGATTGGACGAGCGGCAGGGTTCAACAATAGCGGAGGATCCTCGGTTGTCCTGATCGGATCCAATGCCGGAAATGCGAATTCAGGATCAGATGTAGTCGCTCTTGGAACGGGAGCAGGGTCAAACAATTCGGGCTCAAATGTGATTGCGATTGGGTCCAATGCTGGAAAGAACACGATTGGAACCAACAAGATCTTTTTGGGTAATCAGGTGGCGGGAAATTACAATCCTACTGTTCCTACCCCGGACAATACGTTTGTTGTTTATTCATCATCCTCGTTGTTCAATCCTTTCTTATACGGTGATCTGTCGGGCAGGCAGCTCGCTATCGGAAAGGACGCACCCTCTGCGGCTCTTGATGTCCAGGGAAGCGGCATCTTTTCCGGCAGTGTTTCGGCCAATTCGGCGCTTGTGGGTACCGGAGGACTCAATGTCTCGGGAAGCGCGAACCTCGCCGGTGGTGCGACTGTTTCGGGAACACTGGGTACCCAAACGATCTCGGCGGCGTACGGAGTTATCGGGACTCTGTCGGCAACGACGCTCAATGTCTCGGGAACTATGACGACAACGACTCTGACCGTCTGTGGTCTAGCAATTCTGTCGGGGGCAACGGTGACCGGAACTCTCGGCGTTCAGACGATCTCGGCCACCAATGCGGTAATCACCACTCTCTCCTCTACAAACGCAACCGTCTCGGGAACACTCACGACAACAACGCTGAACATATGCGGTCTCGCGACTCTGTCGGGAGCATCGATTACCAACACTCTAACTGCCCAAACGGTCTCTGCTGGAAACGCGACGATCACTACTCTGTCTGCGACCACACTGAATGTTTCCGGCCTTTCTACGCTGAATTCTCTGAGCGTCCCGAACACTTTGAGCGCAGGGTATATCTACGCTCCCTCGGCGGTAATTACATCACTCTCCTCAACAAACATTACAGTCTCGGGAACTCTCACGGTACTCACATCCCTGAATATCTGTGGAGCGGCGACGTTATTAGGAGCAACGATTACCGGAACTCTCGGCGTTCAGACGATCTCAGCCACCAATGGGATCATCACAAATTTATCCACGACGACATTGAACGTGTCTGGTCTTTCGACACTTTACAATTTAAGTGTTCAGAACACTCTGAGTGCGGCATACCTGTACGCAAAGTCTTCAACGATTACGACTCTCTCCGCCTCAAATGTATACATCTCCAATACGTTAACGGTGGGCGGAACCACGGTATTTCCCAATCTGTCTGGCCTCGTATCGTTTGACGGTATCCCAGTCCTCATGAACAATGTGTCGCAGTATATTTGTATCGGAGTGAGCGGAGGAGTGGCGGGGGCAAATGTGAACGCGTACGGAATCGGTGCTGCGTTTGGGAATACCGGTTCAGATATCAATGCGTTAGGATGTAATGCCGCGCAGAACAATTCGGGAGGATCGTTGAATGCGTTTGGTATGGGCGCGGGCGCGTTCAATAAAGGGTTGAGTTTAATCGCTATCGGAACCAATACTGGTGCGTCCAATATAGGTATTGGAGCCATCGCGATTGGAGCAGGTGCATGTACCACCAATTCCGGAGACAATGTGATCGGTATCGGATCAAATGCTCTCTTCCAACAGGCTGGCTCAAATGTGATCGGTATCGGAGTGAATGCGGGACAGTACAACACTGCGTCTGGATCAATCTTTATCGGAAGCAACGCAGGATATAATGCTCGCTATGCGAACGCCCTCGTTCTAGGTAACAATCCTTCTGGCGGATACAATATCAGTGCCGCAAATACGTTCTTGGTGTACTCAACCGTATCGTCCAAGCCGTATCTCCAGGGCGATATGTCTGCTGGATATTTCGGAATTGGAAAAACTCCATCTGTCGCTCTGGATGTTGTCGGAAGCGGAATCTTTTCGAGTAACCTAACTGTTTCATCCGGAACAACTACCCTATCATACGCGGCGATCACAACGATGAGTGCGTCGACTGGTACAGTAGGCACGTTATCGACGACGTCTTTGACGGCATCGGGGGCGGTGGTACAGGGGACAATTTCCGCTACGAACGTATACATTTCTGGACCGGGCGGGCTGGGATTAACGATCGCAAACAATGGAACGTTCACGATGGCTGGAACATTCTCGAATAAATCCGGGTCATTGACTATCCTTGACGGTACATCTCTGGGAGCAACAACGATTAACAGTACACTTAACAGCGTAACATGGCCCTCAACGGGTGGAACCGCTGGACAAATTCTATCGTTAACATCAGGGACCGCTGCGGCGTGGACGACACCGGCGGCCGTATCGCTCGCGGGATGGGCGAACAGTCCAGCGGCGACGAATGTTAACATGAATAACTTTGGACTTTCGAATTTAACCTCCATCAATAGTGTTCCTATTGTGTTTACCGAGACGCCCAAGGAAATCGTTGGTATTGGGTACGGAACTCTATCGGGGGCAACGGGTAACGAGATTTTTGCGGTAGGCCGTAATGCGGGTCTAGGCGCAGGAGGTACAAACCTTATTTACCTCGGCAGCAATCCGGGCGGCCTCAGCCCCTCTCAGGATAACTTTTTCACAATGTATTCGACGACGAGCGGTCTACCGTTCTTACAGGGCGATTTAGCGGGGATGCGTCTCGGTATTGGAAAGAGTCCAACGGTGGCGCTAGATGTTTCGGGATCGGCCAACATCGCCGGTTCCGCCTTCAATGTCTGTGCCGGTCTATCCACCCTGTCGTCCGTATGGGTGGTCAATGCCGTGAATGTGAGTGGACTCGCTACCTTCTCAAATGTATCCTGTACAACAATCTCTGCGTCTAACGTGAACATTCCATCGGGAGGTTCATTCACCGTATCGGCTACAACGGCGAACCTAAATGGTGTTCAGGCCTCAACGATCTCGGGATCCTCGTTGTTCTCTTCGGGGATTCTAAAGGCGAACGGGACATCGATATTACAGGATGTGACGATCGGGACAACGCTTGGAGTGACGGGCAATACAACCGTGGGCGGGACTCTTGGAGTCACTGGAACATTTACGGGGACGAGTGTATACTCTACGGGAACACTGAGGGCTGACGGGATAACGACATTACAGGCTACAACCGTCGGAACAACTCTTGGAGTCACAGGGACAACAACGTTGGGGGTTCTCGGTGCTACGGCTATCTCGGGCTCGTCAATGACCATAACGAACAATCTCAATGTCTCAGGTCTCACAACTGTGTCGGGACTCACGGTACAGCGCAGTCTGGGGGTTGGAGGAGCCACAACTCTATCAGGAACGACAATTAACGGAACACTTACGGTCTGTGGACAGACTGCGTTTACCAATCTATGTTTTGCCCAGTTGAACGGTATTGCGTGGGCTGCGCCGAGTACCGACAAGACAATTCTTACGTGGAGACAGCCAGGAAATACGCTGGAATGGGATACGATCGCTTTCCTCGGTCTCGGCGACTGGGCGAAGAGTCCTGCTAATTCAACTATCAGTGCGGCTCAGAACGGAATCACGGGCATTGTATCGTTCAACAATATTTCGGCGATCTTCAATTCAACTCTTTCCCAGATCGGTCTTGGTACGAACGCACTTGGGGCAAATACCCAGGCGAACATTATAGCACTTGGTACGAACGCAGGTGCGGTAGGAGGAAACACCACGGGCGTGGGACCGAACTGTATCTTCCTCGGCAGCAATCCGGGTGGATCCTCTAACGTCTCGAACTCTCTCGTGGTCTATTCTCAGACAGCGGGTTCTCCACTCATCTATGGCGACCTCTCTAAGAACCAAGTGACGATCGCGGGGCAGACAAATACGGCAGGATACACCCTGAACGTCAACGGATCGGCGAATGCTCTAACCCTCAACTCTCCATCCACCTCCTCAAACTCTATTGGCGGAGTCACGATGTCCAATAGCATACTGTCTGTTGCAACGATCAGTGGAGTTACGAACTTGAATGGTCAAACTGTCGTCATGAACGGCACGGCTGGTCTGATTGGAATTGGACCCGTTATGAATGTTGGAGGAACGTCCAATATTGCGCTCGGAAACTATGCAGGGTACGGTTATACCCAAACAGGAACAGTGGAAGGAGGACAGTTGATTGCGATTGGCGGGTCGGCAGGATATTCATCTTCGGGAACATCAAATATTCTATTAGGATACCATGCGGGCCAGCAGAACACTGGAAGCCTTGTGGTAGCGATTGGACACTACGCAGGCCAGCAGAATACAGGAAGTTCAGTGAATGCGATTGGAGACTATGCTGCGTGGTCAAATGCGGCATCCAATGTGGATGCTATTGGAAGCGGAGCTGGTTATCAGAATGCTGGAACAGGGTCAAATCTAGTCGCGATCGGATTCAATGCAGGAGTCGGAAATCAGGGATCTTCGAATATTTATATTGGATCAGCTGCAGGAAATGCATCCTCGGTCACGAACGTTACGTGTGCAGTGGTGATTGGACCAAACGCTGGAAGTAGCGGTGGATTTTATGCGGTAGGCAATCGTTCAGTCATGATCGGATCAAATGCTACAGGAGGAGCAAATGATAGTATCGCCATAGGAACGGCTGCATGGGCAGGAAATACTGCTAATATTGCGATTGGAGCCAACGCGGGGTATAACGGAACCACCTCTATCGTCATCGGTTCAAACAGTGGATTGAGTCCGAACACATTTGCAACCAACGTGATCGCGATCGGAACAAATGCGGCGTCTAATATTCCTGCTCTCAACAATACCATCTACATCGGCAGCAATGCCGGGTACACTCCTACGACATCCAACACGCTCGTCGTCCAATCCCTCATTTCCACCGCTCCAACTCTCCAAGCCGATCTCATGAATCGGTGGCTGGGTGTTGGAAAAGTACCCACCGCCGCGCTCGATGTTGCGGGATCAGTCAGTCTTGTTGGAGGAACCGTAACCTTATCCACTACAACGGTTACAGCGAATCTTACAGTCTGTGGAACCACCACCCTCATTGGAAAGACGACAATCACCAATCTCTCGGCTACCAACAGTACAGTCTCCGGAGCATTCACTGTTACGGGAACATCAACACTCTCAGGAGTTACACTAAATGTCCTGAACAATACCCCGTGGCCTTCGGCTATCGGAACAGGAAACCAGTTACTCGCAATGAATCCTGGCGGAACGGCGGCAGTGTGGACAACTCCGGGAGCAGTGGATTCGGCCCTGTGGTCAATGAACGCAGCAGTACAGGCAGTCAATGTATCTGGATTTGATATTCAGAACATCGTCAGTTTCAACGCAGTTCCGGCGGTCATGAGTTCAACGCAGATCGGTATCGGTCCAAATGTTCTCAAAAATAACACTGCGTCAAGTGTAGTCGCGTTCGGTTCAAATGCCGGAAGCAATAGTACCACGAACTCAACATTTTCCAACTGTGTTTACCTCGGCAGCAATCCAGGAACCCCGGCAGCGGCGGCAAACACGTTCTTAGTGTATTCTACCACGGCAGGAACACCTGCTATCCAGGTGAATACGGCATCCAACTGGCTTGGTGTAGGAAAGATTCCGACCCTACCGCTGGATATAGTGGGAAGCGGCCAAGTCAGTGGACAATTCACGGCTCAGAGCAAACTTATTGTTGGAAACTTTACCACAAACAGCCCGTGCAATTACGCATTGAACATCTTGGCATCTGGAGCACGGTCAGGATATATTACTTGGTATTCGAATACCAACCAGGTCCCATATATCGGTCTCGGTTACGACCAGACTAACGACGGTATAGGTATTACATCCAATACCACGGGGGGTGATCTTGTCACACAAAATGCGTTCTTTGTGGCACGCGGAACAGGGCGTGTAGGTATTGCGACATCAAGCCCTCAGTATGCTCTAGATGTGGTGGGCCAGATCAATACGAACACTGCGATCACCACACCGTCTCTTGCGGTTTCAACGTCGACCACTCTCTCAGGAACCCTCACACTCCCAACGATCGCGTCGTCT